ATCAGTTTTTCTTGGCAAGTAATCTTCCCACTCAGCAAAATCTCTAAGTGCTGCCTGAACTGGTTTGAATGGTTTATTCATCCAATGAGATATCATCACGCCCGGAGTCAATCCACCTCTAGACAATCCAACAATTACTTGAGGGTCAAACTTGTCTATGGTGATTCCTCGACACAACGAACCAACATCTCTTGTCATTTCTTCCCAGCTATACCATTGTTTTTTACTCATATCTAGCCTTCCCCATATACAGTATTTAATTGTCTATTTACTTTTACAAATGTAGTACACTTAGGTAATGATTTTATAGTTTTAGCTCCAGCGTAAGTACACGCACTTCTTAGTCCACCCAAAATATCTTGTATTGTATCTGCAACATTACCCCGATATGGAACTTCAACTTTCTTTCCTTCTGATGCACGATGAGATTGTTTTTCTCCGTAGTATTTCAGTTGAGCGTCATCAGAGGACATACCATAGAATGTCATTGTATCATTTTCAACTTCTCCTTCACATTCCCAATGTCCTGCTAACATTCCACCTAACATCACAAAATCAGCACCAGCACCAAATGCTTTAGCAATGTCTCCTACCACCGTACATCCACCATCAGTAATAATGTGTCCACCCAAACCATGAGCTGCGTCAGCACATTCTATCGTTGCCGAAAGTTGTGGATATCCTACACCTGTCATTTTCCGAGTTGTACAAACACTTCCAGGCCCGATACCAATTTTCACAACATCAGCACCAGCAAGGATTATCTGTTCTGTGGCTTCTGGTGTACATACATTTCCAGCTATGATTATTTTGTTTTTGGTTGCTTCGTGTTCTCTCATCAAGGAAACATAATCATTAAATCGTTCAGTATATCCATTTGCTACATCAAGACAAATCCATGGCGCTGTATCAGAATCATAGGGTAACTTGTCTAGATTTTGGTCTAATCCGATAGTCCTTATTATGTTCTTATTCCACCCCCACTCTGTAGATTCGACAAACTTACATAGAGCTGTAAGCATAGGATATGCCATAAGAACATGAGCCATAGCATTGGTGCCTGTGTGATCCATATTGGCGGCAATTATTGGGATACCACTCCATCTAAATTTTGAGTGTTTGAAAGTAAATGATCTGGTGAGGTCTGCGTCTTTGCGTGAGGTAAGTTGTGATCTCTTTGGAGAGATCAGCACATCGCTGAAATCCAGCTTAACATCGTCAATAATTCTCATTTGTTCAGCCCTTCCGGCTTAAATGAATAGTGGTATAATAAAATTACATAATGAAGGCACTTCAACAGGTCTTTTTTATTCTTACCTTCTTTTTTTCCGAAACGAAACAGATACTTCATAGCTGCTCCGCGTGTAAATTCTTCTGCGATGTCCATCTGTGAGAACACATCTTGTATTTGGATATTTTGGTCGCCGTAATGTTCTGAGTAAGTTTCTGAGATATACTCTTTTACTTCTTCCAAAATTTTATCTTCATCATATTGAAAGATCAGCTTCCCCGATCTATTTTCACTTTTCATAATAAAATCTTTTAATTGGGTTTATGTTCCTTTTGTAATCTTCCATCCTCGTATAATTCACAAGGGACATTTTTATCTACAAATTGTTGATAATGGTTGTTAGCTTCTGCGTGGGATGGATATAGTGTAGAACCAGATTTGGTTTCTACTTGATAAGTGGGTAACTGCATGGTAAAGGACATTGGGGGAACTCCTTATGATTGTGGTTACATCTTAAATTCTAATACAACTATTTATGAAAATAGAAATGCCAACTCCATACACAGTTTCCTAAAAAAGAAAACTTTCATGTGTACTTGTTGAGCGGATGACGAATTTCCGCCGAAGGTTCGGTTTGAATTAACTAGGTAGTCACCCTAGTGACGATACCTCACAACATTTCTATAGCCTGACTAATATTCGTTTCAAATTCTGAAATTGCTCCTTCTGTATCTCTTCTAACTCTGACTGATTTATCGTCAATCCAAACGTCATAAAATGGTTTGAATACTGCCACATCATTATACTTAACTCCCCATGAATCTAATTGTTCTTTAGTTTCTTTGAGTTTGTCTACTCCTGAAAAACATCCTCGTGCAGTCCAGTAATGTATATAGTGTCCTTCATCATGGAGAGAATTTAAATACTCAATCCGTTTTGGGAATGGTTCAGCTTTCAGAAATTCTTCTGGACTAATTGGTTTGCCTGGGTCACCCACCTGAGTACAAATAGTTCCATCAATGTCTACCATAATTACTTTCTTACCCATTTCATGAGCTTTACTAGCTAGAAGAGCACGATGATTAAGTCCTTGTCTAAAATGGTCTGCCATGTCCTTTTGTAATTGTAATTCTTTTTCTTGATTTTCTACGTCAATTTCTTCAATTTGTACACTCATCCTACTTAACTCCCTCTTATTATTTTTTGTTGGTCTAAAACTTCATCATAAGATTCAGATACTATAGTTGGATTCTCATTTTTAAATCCTTTTCTTAAAGTCACCTGTTGTTTTTTTCTTGCTGAAGATATAAGGACTCTACTTACTTTATCTAAAAAGGTCTTACCGATCATGTGATCCATTTCATGATGAAAGATTCTTGCAGCTAATCCTTCAAACTGAGAGGTTATAGTTTCACCTTCTGCGTTTTGATACTCCACTGAAATTTTCTCTGGCCTCTTTATGTTTAAATATAATGCGGGGAAACTCAAACATCCCTCTTTCATCATTATTTGTTCTTTTGATTCCTCAATTATTTTTGGATTAAAACAGACAATCGCGTCTGTTTCTGAAACTCTCATGACAAATACTTTAACTGGCATTCCTATTTGATTAGCAGATAAACCTAGACCAGAATGTGCAACCATATTCTCCAACATGATATTATACATTAATTCAGGATCTGCTTGTGGTGGATCGAACACCCATTCAAGTGGTTCTTTTTTTAGAATAGGATCTGATTCATCTAATAATGCAAATTTTCTAACTTGAATTTCATTTTCTACTGTGGGTCTAATTATTTCAACCATTATACCATTCTTGAGAAGTTTTTATGTTTATCAAATTTAATAGTACTATCGAATCTATCATATAGAACATCTCCCTTATGACTTATCACGAATACATTAACATCACCTGCCAAATCATATAGAATCTTTAGAAATTCATCCGTTCCCGATGCGTCCAAAGAAGAATCAAATACTTCATCTAAAATAAGTAGATTTGTGTTTACACTATTCTTGAGTTTAGCTATAGCTCTCCAAGTGAAAAGTAATGAGAGATCAATTCTCATCTTCTCCCCCTCACTAAACGACGCGTAGGTGAACTCGTCGCGGTGTCTTGACCTTATGGTTTCGTTGAAACCCTCATCAAGTTCAAAGGATACATAGAAGTCCATTTTACCAAGATGAACATTTATATACTTATTGATAATGGGTAAATACTGCTTTATGATTCTACTCTTAATGCCACTATCTTTGAGAAGAGTACTTGCCATTTCATAGAGATATTTTTGATTTGACAGTTTCTCTTTCTCTTCATTATATATATGAATATCTTTTTTAATTGTTTCAAGTCCAAGTTTCTTAGATTCTATATCTTCTGACGTTTGAGATATTTCATCAATTTGATTTGAAACCTTATTGATATATTGAGTACAAGCCTGAATTGAATTTTGATTTTTAGCTATCTCTCCTTGACACCCCTTCACAGAACTAAGGACTTTATTGATATCATCAATTCTCATTTGTTGATCATTTAATTTGTGACCCAGTTGAATTAATCCTCCACTCATTTCATGCATCTTACCATGAAATTGTTCTATCATCTTATCACGATGTACTTGTGGGATTTCTTGTTCACAAGTGTCACAATGAGAATTCTGCTCATAAAATTCCATGTCCTCTTCATACTTAATTATGCCCGACTCAATACCTTTCTGGTAATCAAGTAATTTACTAATTTCAGTTCTGACTTTGGTTTCATCTGATATGGATTCACTAAATCCTTCAATTTGAGTAGTAATTTCATTAATAGATTCTTGATAATTTTTGAGATATTTTTCATGTTGTTCTATATCTTTTTTATTTTTGGAAATTTGTATTGTTTTATTTTCTTTAAGTTTTTCAATCAAATGCTTAGATGAGGTCAATTCTGCATTAGATAATCCAAGTGAGACATCTACTTCTCCCATATCATCTTTATTTTGTGACACTCTAATCTTGAGCAGTTGATTCATAACTGAGAATATTTCAATGTCAAGAAGATCCTCAATGATTGTTCTGCGGTCACTCGCTTTCAATTGCATGAAAGGTATAAACGTGGAACTACCAAGAACTACTATCTGAGTGAACGATTTATAGTTCAACTTTATGATCGTCTTTTCCAAATATTCTTGATAATCTCGGATTGACGCATCTTGGTTAATCATCTGACCATTTTGCCAGATCTCAAAGAAATTCTTCTTGATCCCTCGTTTTACTATGTAGTTTTTTGAACCAATAGTAAACTCTACCTCAACTACAGTACCACCTTGATTTACTGAATTGATGAGTTGATTTTTATTGACAGAACGAAAAGGTTTGCCAAACAATACGAATGTGAAGGCATCAAGTATAGTAGATTTTCCCGCTCCATTATCACCAATAATAAGAGTAGATTTTGTCTTATTTAATTGAATTTCAGTGAATGCATTTCCAGTACTTAAAAGGTTCTTCCATCTAATTTTCTCAAATATTATCACTTATCCTCATTTGAGAAAGGATGACCAACCTCATTAAGAAGTTGAGGTCTATTATCATGTTCAAATCTATGTCCTTCAGCTCGTAAACCATCTTTCAATATAATCGCCACCATTTTATTGATAGTAATATCTCTTTCATGTGCGTGAAGAGCAACCTTTCTAAAATCATCATCTGTAATTTCTATATCAACTACTCTTTGGGGAGTTTCATCTTTACCAATTTCAACTGAGCTGGTTGAGTTTCTTTTAGCTCGTGTAAGTCTATCGTTTATTCTATCGTCTTCATCTTGAGAATAATTTGTCATTAAATTGTCTCCACAGTTAGAGATTCAGTATACAGGGATTTCATTAAGGTATCAAGTTCTTTTTTATTTTCTAATTCTAGAGAGTTCACATATTTAGAAAGTATAGTAATAGTATCTTCTGCTTCATCTATCGCTTCTTCCCCCTCTAACACATCCAAGTCAAAAGTTTCAGCAATGGAGATATCCGCCACATCCACCTTATACAATTTGTCAATCAAAGTGTCAAACCAAAATGGGTTCTTTCGGTTTACGATAATCACTTTAATATAACAATCTTTTAACAGAGTAACATCCATCTCTTGGATAGATTCCAGAGTCATCTTTTCATCATCATAATAAATCTTATGAAACATTTCATGAGGATTCACTACATATTCTAATTCTCTTGTCTCGGTATCAAATATATGGAATCCCTTTGTGTCTTTATAATCAGACCATGTTATTTGATATTGAGTACCAAGATAATAGATGTTTCCATTATCAGATTTATGATGAAAGTGACCACTAAAGGCCATGTCAAACTTTTTGAACATACTTGCATCTACACCTTCCTGACTGTACTGGCCAGTATGCATTTCAAATCCTTTAATTTCAAGATGACCAAACAATACTTGAGCAGTTGTCTCTTCCATAGCTTTGATGGAGTGTTCTCTATTTTCATCACATATCCAAGGTTGCATGAAAAACTTAGTCCCATCCAATTCAATTTCTGTGGCTTGTTCATAAATGTGAAATTGGTCATTGGCCTCTAGACGCAAACCATCCATCGAATTGACTATATTTGTATTTTTATAGAATACATCGTGGTTTCCGATTATGACATGGAGGTCTATATTTTTCTCGGCACATCGATCAAAGAATATATCTCTCATCTGATACAAAGTTTTCCAGTTGATATATTTTCGGCGGTCTACAACATCTCCCATGTGGATGATTGTGTCTATACCTCGTTCTTCTAGGGTGGGGAAAAACTCTTCTTCATAAAACTTCCTAGTTTGATTCATGAATACTTGATTGTCATTTCTGCAACCATAGTGAGAATCCGAAACTACTGCTACCTTCATTCTGATTTATCCAAGTTACTCATAACTAATTTATTCAATACTAACTTAATTTCATACAACTCAACCTTCAATTCTCTTTCTACTACATTAATATGAGAAAAAAGGTCTTCCATTGTATATTTTTTCGATTCAATATTCGGAGTATCCTTTACTTCATCCTGTTGATTTTTGTTTTCTGGACTAGGTGGATGCCATGTCACTTCTGGTGAAATTCCCATAGTTGATGGGTCTTTTGATTCTGAAAATTCTGTCATATTACATTCCCATGAATAATTCAAGTGATGTAGCTTTCTTCACAGCTACTACCTTTTTCTTTTTCTTAGCCTCTTCAAAGTTTGAAATAAACTCATACATATTTACTTTTTGGTCACTAGTCATAGTTTCAAATACATAATTTTCAGGTTTATCATTAGTAGATAATTCAACATTATCTCCAAGAGATGCACGACTATCCATAGTTTTGTATTTTATGTATAATTGTTTCTTTTCTTTTTGAATTCTTCTAATGAAGGCGTAGTAGATAATTTGAGTAAAATATGCGAAAGGATTCTTAGATTTCTCTGGACTAAAATTACTCATATACTGAATACAATTTTCTATTCCGTCTGAAATCATCTCTTCACGAAAGGCGTAATTTATGAAGTTAGGTCTAAAGGAAAGCCTCTGAGCAATCTTTAAATAACATTCTCCAATGTACTCTGGGCATTGAGGTAACTCTGTAGAATTCTTTTTAGCTTCTGCTATAGCCGCCTGAAAAGCAACCATTTCTTCAAGAAATCTTTGATTATCTACATAATTGGCCATAAGTTCCTTTTTCTATTTGTAATTTTTGAATACTATAATTATACCACAAAAGTTGCAGTTTGTCAACCCCCCATAAATCAATTGCTTGACAAACGCTTGACCGTATGGTATAATGGAGTGTCAACGAAATAGGTAATACTTTATTTACTGCTTTAGCTGAACATTAAATTTAGTAACTGCGAATTTCTCTTCCTTGTAAATTTTCATCCTCTCGTAATAATGATTTAGAGTATAGTTATCTTTATCATTACATTTCAAATCATCTGCTATGTCGTAAAGAGTCGCTATTTTCTTTCCCTTCATTTTTCGGAGTCCGCGACCGATACTTTGTAAATTTCTTATACGAGATTTAGAAGGGCTAGAAAAAATAATGTTAGAGAGATTCCTAATATTGACGCCGACACTATACACGCCATAACTCGCAACGATAATGGCATTTCGTTCTGACTCCACAGCATGTCTAATCTGTTCTCTGGTGTCAGCTGATGTTCCTCCGTAAACGAAGAAGATTTTCCTGTCTTCACTTGATCCTTTCTTTATCATATCGTAAAGTATACTTCCATGTTTTTCAACAAAACGAAATAATAAAAGTGTGTTCCCATTCATACTATTTGTCAGATTTACTATAAATTTATTTCTAGCTTCTGAACTTATCAAATATTCAAGTTCTTCTTGGTAGTTGATATTTTTTAAATCAAAACAAATGGAAGCGGGATGTTTTAACACTATGGCATTTATTTGAAATGCTGATAGGTGTTTAGCATCAATAAGTTTTTTGGTAGATGTGACCTTATGAACCTTACCAAATAGACCTTCAAGTACTAATTTGTGAGTTTGAGTGCCGTCAAGTGTTCCAGTTGTTCCTATTCGATATTTTGCATTGACACATTTGGTCATTATGGAAGTAAGAGATTTGGATTTGAAACCATGAGCTTCATCTCCTATCACGAGTTCATATTGTTCAAAATATTGTTGTTGCATTTTATAAATTGATTGCCATGTTGAAATGATAACAGGCAGTTCTGAACCCTTGTCTCTTCCAGCAATTACAGTATGACAGTTATTTGCTACATCCCATCCATATTCTCTAAAATCAGTATACATCTGTGAAACGAGAGATGTTGTTGGAACAAGTATTAACGTCTTCAACTTTAAATATCTTACTAATATATAGATAATCAACGATTTCCCTGAAGCGGTGGGAGATAGTAAAAGAGTTCGTTGATTAGAGAGAGCATGATTTACAGCATCTATTTGGTATAATCTTGGTCTAATAACCTCTGGAAGTTTGGGCAAATCCTCACTTGTAAGTTCAATCTGTGGGGTTGTAAAGTCAGATTCAAATTGAACAGTATATTCTCTAAGATACAAGAACTTACATAGGTGTGGTAGAAGTCCATGATAGAGCATACGATTCATCACATTATACATTCGGATCTTCCCATCCCATAATTTCTTACGGAATGCAGGAATGAAAGTATGTCCGGGCACAAGAAAAGTGAAGTGGTCTGAGATTTCCTGAGCAATAGATTGGTCAGTATCAACTCTAATATAAACTTCATTGATCTTGGTTATAGTTACATTAGACGATTCCACTCTTATACTTTATCCAATCTATAGCACCCTTAATCTGAAACCCACGATTGGAAATCATTTTTATGATTGAATCCAAATAGTAGCATTTCTCTTCTATGAGTACAATGTTTTTCTTATGTTTGATAATATCTGTATCAGATTCTATGTAAGTAGATATTTCATTTTTAAGGAGTCGTTGCAGAAACTGCTCCCATCCTAATTTTTCTAACTCTTCCTGAGTTAATTTTCCGGCATAATAATCCGTTTTAAGTCGAACCAGTTTGGTTAACTCAAATTGTAGACCTTTAAGTCTTATGCGTTCATCTATGTAGATTTTTAGATACTTATCGTGTATCTGAGGAATTCTTACAGATTCAGTTGCTAATTCTGTAATGTCAATTTCACGATCTGCATTCCAAAGCTCTTGAATTTCTTCAAGTTTCAATTTTACTCCTTATGAGCCTCTGTTAATAGGAAGCCCAGAAAATGTAGTTTCATTATTAAGTAAGTTTTGTATTTCATATACATCATATTGAAAAGAAACATCAGCTGTTGCATATTCAATATCTGTTAATGTAGAATCAAAGTTAATGCCAGAAAGAGATACTGGCCATACGTCATTAAATTTAATATTTATTTGTGGATTCATATTACTTGTTAGTACAGTCAAAACAGCTGTTGATTTAAGTTCTCCAGCGACTCGGCGTCTTCCCTGTTCCTTAGATGTTATATCTGTAGGTGCACCCAAAACATTAATCCAATCCCATATAGATAACCAATTCTGTATATTTTCATCAATAATCATTCTAATGGATAATTGTTCAAACATAACCTCATCGCCTGGATCTTCCACATTTTTGAGTGGAGTAATAAATGGAATTGTACTTATACTAATTCCAGGTAAGTTGGCAGTTTGACAGAAATAATTAACGGCCGGATATCTTCCAATAGCAAATTTAAAACTTACTGGTGACAGATAACTTAGATTAGAGGGTAGAGACTGCAGGGCCGACATATGAAATTTACCTTATGTATTAAGAAGTAGAAACAGATATAATTGTACCTGAAGGTTGTATGGATTCAGCATACCAAATAGTTCCAGTTCCACCAAGAACACAAGTACAAGTTACTCTCGTACCCTGTGGTGTAGATGCATGTAGTGTAAGAAAGTCTGTTCCACCTGCAGTAAATGCAGTTGATGTAGTTTCATCTCCAGAACCACCATCAGCCTTGAGTGCATGAAGAATAAATCCTTGTGAACCAGCTGCAGCTGCTGTCTCTGTTAAAATTTTGATACTTGTAGTTCCACTTAAAGCAGTAGTGACTATGAAATCAAAATATACTCCAACATCAGTTGTGGCACATGCTGGAAGTGTAATTTTATCAGCATAAGTACCAGCTCCATTAATCAAAATTAATGAACCAGAATCAGCAAGTGTTAATGTACTTGTAGAAGTATCTGCCGTATTAAAAGTAATAGTTCTCTTCTTGAGCCCAAATCCGTTATTTGTACCTTGAATACTAGCAAATCCAGTTGTTGCGGTTGTGCCAGGGAATGTATGACCTCCAATCAAATTTTCAATAGTAATTTTTGAATTAGATGGCTCACCTGAAGGATCTGTTACTATAATCAGTTCATCAGTTTGAGCTGGAGTGGTTATTGATTTCAAATTTGTAATATTTTT